AGTAGTAAAGGTTCTTATCTGTATTCATAGAGGCAGACCTACGTGAGTCAGCGTGCATCACACAACGCACAGCTACCTCTCTACCCTCTCGTACTTCTCCACCGAAGTAACTTACAATAGGACTTATGGGGATTGCGTTTGCATCAACGGAACCTTTGAATCCTTGGTTCTTGCGTGACCTGGTCCAGTCTTGTGTTGACATACGCACCCCTTATAGTCGCACTTACCGTGCCAATGCTCAGCTCGTTTGAGATGGTTGAGTCTGTTCTCTTGCCCACCTTTAAGACAGTTCTGGCAGATCATTCTTCTACCTTTTCAAAACACTCAACTAATTCTGAGTAAGTAATATGTGGACCGTAATGTTCACTTCCTTCTGGTTGTAACATTATCCAATAGCCCTTCTGAGCAGGTTGAAAAGAATCGTATGCTTTGAACTCAGTGCCCGTTGCCTTACTCTTCCACTTCATCTTCATCCTCTTCTGGTAACTCTTCTTCGACTACCTCTGGTGTTGTCCAAATCTGTGAATCTGTTAGTTGTCCCTCTGGTACTGGCATTACTTCTTCTCCTTAATCCATTGTGCTAGGTCCTGTATTACCCAAGCCTGATCTATTGAAGCGTTGCGACGCTTAACTACAACATAAGACAAAGGTGCTTCCCCAAGCCCACGTGCCTTTGCATAGTTAAGCGCCTCAACTTGTGCTTCTCTCCAGAACTCTGGCAGAGATAGTGTCTGCCTGTTCTTGAGTTCAAGGATATAGGTTTCTCCCGATATGATAACAACCATATCGCCCTCATCCTTTGCGCCTGCTTTTGTCAGACGTTCTGCAGTAACTCCAGCACCGCGAAGCCACTTCATAACATCTGTTTCAAAAACAGAACCCTTGCGTCCATTCTTGTTAGCCAAGTGCTGTTACCGCCTCAATAATTCCTGCTTCCAAAGTAATCTTTGGTGTGTAGAAACTAAGCAGCTTTGTGTTATCAGATACTCTATGCATACAGCCAACTGGTTTATCTGGTCTGGTAATAATCTCACCCTTGTAACCGACTGCATCCATAGACATCTGTGCCAGTTCCATAAACGATGTAGATCTACCTGTACCTAGGTTGATAGGTCCAGTGATGCCTTGCTCAACTGCAGTCATTACTGCATTGACCACATCAGTCATATGAATAAAGTCTCGTGTCTGTGTACCTGGACCCCAGACTTCAAACGGATCTGACTTCTCTAGCGCTCGCTTGATGTACATAGGGAACGGATAGTTCAAGTCTTGGTCATAAGCATAACCTGAGAATGGTCTGAAGATATGAACGTTCTCAACAAATGATGCAAGATACTCACCGATTACCTTAGCCATACCGTAAGTCATATCAGGTGAGTTAGGTGCGCTAGGTGTAATCATCCACTCTTGTAATCTCTTAGCCTCGCTACCCTGCTGGTAATGCGTTGGGTATGCAGCACTAGATGAGAAGTAAACAATCTTCTTAGGCTTAGTCTTCAAGCACCACTGAAAGAACTCAGAGTCAATGCTGAAGTTATCAGCAACTGCCATTGGTCTACCTTCAATGGACTCACGTCCACCTACGATAGCAGCTAGGTGAATAATAAGATCATACTGAGAGTCATCCTTCTTAAAGAAGTCTCGACAGTCAGTGCCAGCCTTGGTATCAATAAGAGTCAGGTTGTTTTGTTGCAGTTTGTTGATGAAGTATCTACCAACAAAGCCGTGACTACCTGTAATTAAAACTTTCATCCGATTAGTTTCATCACTTTCTTTAGGTCATCCTCGAACTCTTCACTTAGGTAGCGCACAAACTCTTTCTGGTCTGCACTGCCTACCTCTTCCGAGTTGGCATCAGCATAGCCTGCATCCATCTCAGCCTTACCTGCGTATGGATGTAGATGTTCAATGATGACATCATCAAAGTAATACAAAGCATTTAACTTCAAGCCCAGTGTCATCCAGAAGTTATCCATAAACAGGTGAATTAACTTAGGCGGTGCCATAAAGCCCAGGATCTCAATGATGTTAGTGCTCATCATCACAGCAGTAGCAAGGTTCTTACCTTGCAATAGGTCATTGCCATAGGCAAGGCCGTAGCCTTTGATGTTGATTGCTTCAGCTAAGTACTTATCCCAGTTCTTAGTCTTGACCAAGTGGTCATCACCAAGGAAGTAGATAGTCTTGTACTGACTTGCATACTTGTTAGCCACAAGGTTGAGTGTGCCATTCATACGAAGTCTTGGATTGACTTCATAGATAACACCATCTAGTCGTGGGTATAGATCACTCTGGTCATCATCAATTGCTACACAAAAATCAGAGTTAAATGAATTCTCTTTCAACGCATTGATACAACGCTCCACGTTATCTGGTCTGCTACGTGAAGGCAGAATAACTAAGTTGCTATTGGACAATGTAACCTCCTTGGTAATTTGCCATTGCATCTCTTCTATACATCCAACCCTGCTCATTCTGGTCACCAATCTGGCACGCTGCATAGTTTACTAGCAGTTGTGCATAATCGGAAGCATCAGCTGTGTGTGGACCAAAGCGGTTCTTCACAGCAGCAACAGCCAAGGTTGCCTGGTTAGGGTCATATCCTAAAGTAAGTATCAGTGCAGGTAACTGACTGACCTTACCGTGGATGGAACGTCTAGCTGGTGGCTTAGTAGTAGAGCCATACTCTGATTGCTCAGAGACGTGGTGTAACACCATTACACAAGCCTCAGTCTTGCGTGCCATATCGTGCAACTCCATCATAATTGCACGTAGTCCTGACCATTCATTGTCTGTCTCTGCTGCTACGTTCATTAGGTTATCTATGATGATAAGTTCCGGTGCGATTCCGTAGAGTTCTACGTACGCTCTTATCTCAAGTTCAAGATCATCTATTGAAGGTGATGAATCAAAGACCCATTTGATGTGGTCAATCTTCTGGAAGTGATGGTTATAGTAATGACTGTCGCCAGCCAAGTTGTTCTCAACAGTAATCTGTGAGTGACCTGATGTATGAGAAGCTGCTCTCATCATCACGGTAGTTATGTCAGTATCGGCAGAGAAGAAAAGTGTAGGCACTTGCGCTTTGATTGCATAGATCAATGCGAACATTGACTTACCAGCATTAGGTGCTGCTGCAACCATACATACTTGCCCACGTCGAAACTTAATCTGCTTGGCAGCTAAGCCATCCCACACGTCAGGTAGCGGTGTGGCTTTGGTAAGCACACCGCCCCACGCTCGGGACAGATTAAGCAACGTCTTCCTCCTGATAGATTTTGATACCACGCTCACGTCTAATGCGTTGACGTTCTCTAATCGTCAGACCGCCCCAGATGCCGTGAGCTTCATTCTTAATACCCCACTCAGCGCACTCTCTGCGGTGAGGACATCCACCGCAGATGCTCTTAGCAAACAAAGCATCTACAGTTGATGTTCCTGGAATACCAGTTTCATTATCGGGAAACCAAAAGTCTCCACCTACTGTTGCACAACTAGGAGCTTCGTAAAACCTCGGCTCCCGCATTTGTTATCGAACCCAGATGGTATCGCACTTTTCTGTTGCACCCTTTGGCGCAGCACACATATAGCCCTTCCAAGGTCCCTTACTTGATGTTCCTTCACGGAAGGCCATCACACCGTGACGACAGGTATTGCCACCTGCTGCTGGTGCTGGTGCTGCTGCAACTGGTGTTGCATTGAATGCCTGAGCAACTGCTGCAACTGACGGTGCTGCCTGTCCACCTGTGAACTCTGCACCTGTTGCTTTAATTAAAGATGAAACCATACCTAGGTCGTTAAGACCTGTCTCTAGTTCCTGAACATTTGCTGCGTAAAGATTGATAAGTGTTCCGTCATTCAACTTGTAGTTGATCTGAAACTTTGTACCTTCTGTAGCCATTTACTTACCTCCGATTTGCTTTATAGATAGTCGCTGACTTTCAGCTCCTACCTTCTTAGGGACAAACCCTAATAGTTTTTCTACCTCGCTACTGTCAACTGACTCACGTCCCTTAACAGTTGTCCAACTTACTTCGATACCTGAATTAGTAGTGCCTAGTAATCCTTCAAAGGATGTCTTCAAAGAATCCTGTTGCTTTTCTAACTCTTTAATCTGTGCTGCTAACTGTAAGTACAACAGTGCATTCTTGTCAACATCAATATCATCAATGATGACATCACTGACTGGTGTAAGTTCTTTTTTTATACCAACGCA